CTTCGTTGTTTATGTGATAAAGAAGTTTTGCATTATCCGCACTTGCAGCATCTTCACCGTGATCTGGTGCTATAAAAATTGAATTATCTAAGTTAGATATTACATCTAAAACTGTAGAAAAATGGTCTGAGTTATAAGTTTCAGTTCCACTAGCAAACAATTTATAAGCAGTTCCAAATGTAGTAATTTCAAGAGAAGTAATTTGCGTTGATAGATCTGTATCTGGAAAAGAACAATCAAACATAGCAGAAAAATCTGTATTTTGAAGCGCCCATTTCTTAAACTGCTCCATGTTGTTAATCGGAGGAGTTTGAAATAGCAATTTTGGTTTTGAATCTGCTTCAGACACCCCATCTCTCGGAATATTTCCTAAAGATCCACCTTGAGCGTCTAAACCCTTGTATGTTCCAAGATAAAAATATATAATATAGGCGTCTTCAACGAAAGGTGAAGCTCTTATTTTTATAGCATAACCCTTTTTCAATTCAGAGCTAACAAGAACTCCATTTGCAACAGTTCCTTCATCTTTTGTAGACAAACCAACGCTTACAGCGCTTAAAGCTAAAGTTGTTGAGGCGGCTGTAGATTCACAAGCTTTAACTAAAAATACTTTAGATGCCCCTCTTGAGTTTGAAGAATTTGGTTGAAATAGTTTTTCACCTAAAGACCAATATTCACCACCCCTCACAACAGCTCTAAAATCTTCCAATGAAGAAAATTCATAAACTGAATCTAAACCACTTTTTTTAGCACCAGCAATTCCTGAGCCACCTATGTACCCTAATCCTGCGCCTAAATCAAACAAGCAAATATTGCCGTATGACGTTGGTGTTGGCGGATTTTTTACACCACTTAATATAGATGTATAAACTCCAGGAATAGAAGTAATTCTACCGTTTACGGTTACTTTGCTAGACATATTAATTACTTAAAAATTTAACCCATTCATCGGATGTCTTCGGTTTTTGCTTAGAATAAGCTTTTAAATATGCGAAAGAATTTCTTTCAGACATAGCAGTAGAATTGACATATTCTTCTATTGTCATTTTTACTGGTTTTATCTTTTCATCATTTACACTGCTCATTTTCAAAATTATTTTTACAAATATAATAATTATTTTTAACTTTCCACGGGTACCCCAATGAACATAAGCTCTCTTGCAAAATTGTTTATTTTCATTTCGGGAACTGAAGACAAATAATTAAATGATAGTGTTAAATTTCTATAAAACATATTTTTAGGAATAAAATCTGGATATTGCGCTATATCTGCACCAGAGTATTTTACATTTCTAATTCCAAGAATCTCCATGTGTCCATTTAAAGCTATAAATACTGATCTAATTATGTGGTACAGCATAAATGTCTCATTAGAATTATCGCTATATATGTAAAAAGAAATGCTTCCGTTGAATCTTCTTTCAAACACCTTTAAGTAAGTTGTTTCTGAAATCTCAATAATTTGATCGCTCTCACCATTAGACATGGTGTCTTGACCAGAAGAATCTTGAGAAAGATTCATGAAACAACTTAATTGTTTTTCCTGTTTTACATTATAAGTAATATCTATAGTTAAATATCTTGGATCAGTAGGGTCGCTACATATAACACTAACGGCTTGATTAAACCAATCATATTTCTGCAACGCTTTACTATTCAAAAGCAAATAAAGCCAACTTTTATTTGTGCTATTATTTTGCAAATTTTCTGCATAGTTCTGTCTTATAAATTTTAAACCAACATTTATCGTGTTGTAAATTATTAATTCGGGTGAAACTATAAGTGGCGCTTGTATTAATTCCATTTAAAAAAGTTTAGCAAAATTTTCATCTATAGATCTTGAAAGCTCATTTGGTATACTGAATGAATCAAAAGTTCTTGGCATTATATTGTGAGCCTTGATTCCTGGATGTATCCAAGCTCTTGGATCGCTATTCTCTGAAACAACCCTAAATTTCATATAAGAATTTTGTCCAGTAGTTTTGTCTGTTTTCTTAAACAACCCCTCGAATTCCGCACTTTTGTGAGTATATTTCTCAAACAATATTTTTCCATCTGAAGCTAAAATATCTTTTCGCTCATTTTTTATTTGAAATTTTTCTGGTAATTCGTCAAACTTTAAACCTAAACTTCTACCCGTCGTAGCGCTTACTTCTTTAACTCTAACTATTTCATGAATTTCTTGAGGCATTTGACCTTGGAATATAGAAGAATCTCTTCCAGCGCCAGGTGTTGCTATCCTCATTGGTATAGATATATACTTTGCTCCATTTTTTGCTGTTTTAACTTTAGAAGATTTCAACATGTCTGGTTTCATGTCAAAAGGTTCTTTACCCTCTTCTATCATTTTAACAAATGAATCTGTATAATCTAATAAAACCGTACCGCTTAATTTTCCACTATCTATAAGTTGTACTGCTTTTTGGTATCTTTGTTTTGATGTATTAAGCTCTCTCTCTGCGTTTGAAATCACACTATTGTAGAAACTATAAGCTATTCCTTTTATAACGTTGTCGGCAAAGTCTTCTACTTGCTCATCCGTCATAATCATTCCCTCAAATAGGCTTCTAGTATCTATAAAAATAGGTATCATCAGCAGTTTAAATTTACAACCTGATTAGAATTATCTAAAATCCTGTTTTTGTTTGTGTTTTCCATATTTAAAACGTAATGAGCTCTTCTTGCCATAAAAGTAATTGGCAAATCTATTCTATCCTCAGACCCGTCATTCAATACAAAAGATTCCATACTTTCCCTTTGAAGATCTAAAACATAATAAACTGGTGCATGTGTGTATCTTATCGTTATAGACAATTCTTCAAATTCTTCTATTAAATCATCGTCTATTATTTTAAAAACATTCCCATCTATTGTATAATGTACATTTTTATTTATTTGTTCATATTGAGTATTTTCTGTTTTGAAAAATGCGCAATATTCTACATCTTTAATTTCGTAAGTCGTGTAAGCAAAAAATATTTCTCCAACTTTTTTTACAAAGAAAGATTCTGTAAATACAGAAGTTGCATGTAAAGCTGTAATTTTATCCATGTGAGAGATGTGTTCATCTTTTCTAGCTGAAACTTTTATCATCCCTCTACTTGTTTCGCTCCAGTCTTTAAAGTCGTTTGATAGACTCATAGACTGAACAACCATTCTTGTCTTAGTTGGATTTATAAATGCCCAACCGGATCCTCCGCAATTTTTACAGTTAGATAACCCTCCAGAGTTTTCTGATTTACATGGGCACACTAATGATTTCTCAACAACGACGTCTCTACCCTTGTCTCTTAAGAGTTTTTCAAAGTCTTCATTATTAAAATCGACTCTAGATAAATCTGAAGTAATATTCGGAGTCTTTATTAACATACAGCTAGATTTATTGCGGTATAAAAATCTCTAAGATTTGGAATTGCAGTTTTAAGATCTTCAACGTATTGCTTTATAACACTCCCATAAGGTCCGGCGCTTGAACTAGCCATTGGGCTAACTGATTGACTTAATCCATCTAAACTTATAGACGTCGATCCGACTCCAGCTCGTAATTTATTGACCACAGATTGCCCTCCTTGCGTTAGAATTCTAATTGCCACATATTTACTAAGAACTGACTTTATGTCGCCTGGAAGCTCTTTAAATCCAGTTATGTAACTTATCTCCCAATAATTTGGAATTGTTCCATTAGATCTCCACCAACTTGAATATAGGCTACTTGTAAACATAACATGATTTACAAATGGTGTTGAAGAAAATGGCACTATGTAGAAATTTCTACCATAGCTTCTTCCATCAGATACCCGTCTTGCAGACAACCATTCTTTTGGGTAAGATAGATGTTGTAGGTTTCCAAGTTGACCGATTAAAGATTTAGTGCATACAATTGGCCAAGTTGTCTTTATAAAACCCCACTTCAACCAGTCTTCAGAGTACATATTTCTATTCTCTGTAATTACTTGAAGTTTTAGTTTTACGCTCAATAAGTTTTCAAGCTCATCTATGGCTTCAAGTATAGCATTCTCTATCACAGAATCTGGCATTTCTTTACCTTTATCGTCTTTCAGCGATACTCCAAATAGATAGTTTGTTTTGAAATCTTGTAAATTCAATACGGATTTTTGCTGAATACCGTATGAGCTTGAAAAACTTACAGTTGGCATATTATAAAGTTACTTTTTCTTCTTTTTTCGTTTTTACTGGTTTCTCGGCG